TGATGAGCGGTCGCGCCTGCCCGCGCGTCCGGACGGAGGGAGCACATGGCCGTTCTGGGCATGAGGGGCACGGGGACGTTCAGCAACGTCGAGCGCCCGCAAAACTGGCGTCAGGGGATCTTGCTGTACTTCCCGAACGGGGATGCGCCGCTGACGGCGTTCATGTCGAAGCTGAAAGATCAGCCCACCGACGATCCCCAGTACCACTGGTTCGAGAAGGGATTGCCGATCCAGCGCGGTACCATCCGGGGCGCAGGCGCTGCGGATGCGCCAGCCGACGATGCGAGCGTCGCGGCGGGGCAGACCGCCGACGCCTATCTCAAGATGTACCCGGACGGCACGAACGCGAACGACGTGTCGATCTACAAGGTCGGCCACGTCGTCTTCAACGAGAAGACCGAGGAAGCGATGCTGGTGACTGCCGTCACCGCCACCTCGATCCGCGTGCGCCGGGACATCGGTGACAAGTTCGTCACGAACCCTGCCATCACGGGTGGCGCGGTCGGCACCGGCGACGCGCTCGTCATCATCGGCACGGGCAACCCGGAAGGCGCGCAGCTCGGCACCGCCATCGCCTACAAGCCGGTCAGGCAGTATAACTTCACGCAAATTTTCCGCACGCCGCTGTCGCTCACTCGCACGGCGCGGAAGACCCGGCTCCGCTACGACGACGAGGGTCCGTACCGCGAGGCGAAGCGCGAGGCGCTGCAGATCCACTCGATCGAGCTGGAGAAGGCGTTCTTGTTCGGGGAGAGAGAGGAAATAATCTCCCTCACCTCGGCGTCGGGCCCGCTCGACATCACGTCCCAGGGACAGCCGCTCCGCACCACGCGCGGGTTCCTCAACTGGCTCCCGGCGGTGACGACCACCACGATGTCGGTCAACACCGATCTGACGGTCTTCAACCCGCCCGGATCGCTCACCGAGAAGCTCTGGGATCAGTTCCTCGAGGTCGCCTTCCGCTACGGCTCGCGCGAGAAGCTCGCGTTTGCCGGGAGCGGCGCACTGCTCGTCCTGAACGAGTTGGCGAAGAACAAGGCCAGGATCGAGCTCGCGCCGACGGACGATACCTACGGGTTCCATTTGATGAGATATATTACTCCCTTCGGAACCCTCATGTTGTACAACCACCCCTTGATGACGGACAACCCGTCGTGGCGCTATGACTTGTTCGTCATCGATCCGGACAAGCTCGTCTACAGGTTCTTGGACGACACACGATTTTTGCGGAACCGCCAGTCGCCTGGTGAGGACGCGAGCCGCGACGAGTTCCTGACGGAGTGCGGGTTCGAGATCCACTGCACCGGCGTCACCCCGGATGTGAACTCGCCGTCGACCGTGCCGCTGCAGTCGGCGCACGCGCGCCTCAAGGGCATCCGCGAGTACGGAGGCTGATCGATGGCTGCTGGCGATGCCTCGAGCGGGGTCAAGTGGAACAAGCAGACCACGCCCGCCCAGGTGAACAAGTCGAACGGGTTCAACGCGTTCCGCCAGGACGTGGCCGATGTGCCGCAGTCCGACTGGGACGACTTCCTGCAGGACGCATCGCCCGCGCCGAAGTCACAGACGTCGCGTGCTCCGACCGAGGACGAGCGCAGCCGTGGCTTCGTCCGTGGACGTGGAGGCTGATCATGGCGAAGAAGCATCCGGACGAGGAGCAGCATCTCCCGCCCGACGACGAGGAGATGGAAGAGGAGCGTCCTCCCGATACCGCCGACGCGCCTGCGGAGGGCGTGCGGCGCGAAGGACCGCCACCCGCGCCACCGATGGACGCGCCGGTCCCGCCGCAGGATCTCCCGAAGGAGGACGAGGGCAAGGAGGAGAAGGGAGAGTCCTGATGGCACTCGGCGCGAACGCGACGTTCAGTTCGACCATCGATCAGGGTCGCCGCATCTTCAACATCAACAACGGGGCAAAACTGTCGGTCCTCGACATGGGCCTCACCACGGCGGCGAACGTCATCAATCCCGCCGGGACGATCCAGCTCGACTCGAGCGACTTCCGCCGGATGGGCTTCTCGAAGGTGCTCGCCGTCATCCATGCGAGTGGCTGGACGGCAGCGAGTGCCTTCGTGCCCCTGAGTGCGATCTGGGACGGCAAGACGAACAAGGTCATGGTGTACGACGCCGCAGGCGCTGCGCTGACTGCAGCCGCGATCGGCAACGGCGGGACGATCCGGTTCGTCGTACTCGGCATGTGAGGAGACAGAGCAATGGCAAAGATCGGTGACGGCACCGGGACGGGCACGGTTCCCGAAGGACAGGGACTGACGGACGATCAGGACACAGCCCCCGAAAATCCCGCTGCGCCCTACGACTCGAACCGGGGTGGACGGGGTCCGGAGGTCCAGCCCGCACGCAGCACCCCGCTCGGAGCAGACTGAAGGGAGCTCGCCGCCCGTTCTGACGCCCAGCGGCTGTGGCGGGCGGAAAGCCGCACGCCATGGCGACCCTGAACACACTTCGGAACGACCTTCGCACCTGGACGGCGACCCACGCCAACCCCGCCGTCCTGCCCGACCCGATCTGCGACGAGTGCATCAACGCCGCCGTGCGCTTGATGGAAGAGGCGCACCTCTGGCGGGGCGCGGAGACGACCTCGGTGGCGCTGTCGTACGCCGCGAACACCGAATCGATGTCGCTCCCGGTGGACTTCGTCGCCCAGAAGGCAATCTACCAGCAGACCGACACGGGCAGTGTCCCGCTCCTCGCCTACATGGAGAAGACGCTGCGGGACGAGTGGATCCGGGTGGAGAAGCCGGTCGATGGGCTCCGCGATCCGGAGTACCCGCAGGTGGCCCCGGCGGGGACGCCAGTCGGCTGGCCCGTCTGCTACGCGATCTGGCGACAGTCACTCTACCTGCTCCCGGTGCCGTCGGTCGACCTCCAACTCGTCCTCGACTACTACCGCCAGCAGCTCCCGCTCTCGACGCCCGACGACTCGAACTTCTTCACGGAGCGGTATCCGCACGTCGTTCGCATGGGCGCGCTCGCGGATGCGTATGCCTACCTCCAGGAAGAGGAACGTTCGAGCGTGCATCGGCAGATGTTCGAGTCGATGCTCGCGCGCGTGATCCTCGATGACAAGACGACCATGCTCGCGGGGGGCACCACCTCGCGGGGAGCCTGATCCGTGGCGAGCGAGTGGGTCACCGTCCCCACGTTCGGCGGCGGGCTGAACTTCAACGCGCTCCCGTCGGCCATCGCGGACAACGAGTGGTCCTGGTGCAACGGCTTCCTGCCCGACGAGCAGGGCGCGATCCCGCTCCCGATCTACCATGAGTTGATCCCGGCGACGTTCTTCGCCGCGAAGACGCCCGCGCAGACCGTCTTCGGCTGCTTGATGAATCCGTTCAGCCCCGCGACGGCGCTGCTCATCCTGACGTACGACACCACCGGGGCCGACCCCGCCCCCGTCTACTTCTACAAGTCGGACGGCACGCAGGTCGGCACGACGGAAATCCCCTGGGATGGCGTCGGGAGTCGCCCGACCCGCTACAAGACGCACCAGACCGCGCCGATGAGTGCGTTCCTCGATGGCTGGCTCTGCATCACGGTCGGGAGCGGCGACGTCGGCTACTCGATCTTCCGCTGGAACGGGACCGGCACGTACTCGACGCTGATCCAGGGGACGACGTTCCGCTGCGCGTATCTCGTCTCCTTTGGCGGCTTCCTCATCGGGGCCGCGTGGGGCACGTCGCAGGCGGATATGCGGCGGGTGAAGATCAGCGACTCGAACAGCACGACGGTCTGGACGCCAGCGATCACGAATGCCGCTGATGATGCCGTCCTCGATGATTCTGTTTCGGGCATCGTCGGAGTAGGTCAGCTGAACGCGAATGCGCTGGGGATCTTCACCCGCGCCGCGCTCTACGCCCTCGCCCCGTCAGGGAACATTCCCCCCTTCACGCGCTCGTACGTGGGCATGTACCCGGCCGCGGACGGTGGATCGAAGCAGGGAGCGTCGCCAGCCTTCTACGCGCAGACGACGCCGCTCATCGGAGAGACGCCTTATGGGACGGCGGCGGTCGGGTACTCGAATGTCTACATGGGCCTCGAGACTCCGATTGGCACGAAGATCTGGCGCTTCCTTTCCTACCAGATCGATCCGCCCGTCGGTCTGCCGCAGACGGTGCCACGGCTGATCTGGCACCACCGGCTCCGGGCACTCATGGTGCCGACGATTGCTCACCCCTCTCCGAACGACGGCTTCTTCTACTACAATCCGCTGACGGAGGGCTGGGGCTGGCAGCATCTGGAGAACCGGACCATCGGACGTGACCACACGCTGGTGCATATCGGAACCGGCGTCGGCGCTCCCGCGTGGACGCACATCGTGGTCGATGTCGACGGGAACATCTTGGGCGAGCTGCTGCCGTCCAATCCTCGCCCCGGCATCTACGTCGACACGAAGGATTTTGCGCTCCCGGCGGATCGCTACATCGACGCCATCAAGGTCGACTGGGAGCCGCTCTTCCCCTCGACCATCGTGCAGGTGAGCTGCCTCGCGCGCGAAGGCATCAACGATGGACTCACCGGGCAGGCGGCGGTCTACGGCACCCCTGGCTACGAGCAGAACCTGACGACGCTGTTCGCGAACGTGCCCGACTGCCAGCGATGTCGCCTATCACCCGGTGGCAGCGAGAACGCCATCCGGGCCCGTGGGAAGTACAACCGCTTCCGGTTTGAGGTGCTCCAGGGCCTTGCCCGGATTCGCGGCTTCGCCTTCCGCCAGGCGATGGCGAGCGATCGGTTGACGAATGCCCGCCTGATCGTCACGCCGATCAATGCGGGGATGTGGAACGCCATGGCGTGGAACCAGCGAAACTGGAGCGCGATCTGAGAGGGGAGAGGGAATGGCCACCATCCAGCGACCGGTGAAGACGTACGGCACGCGCAGCTACGTGGCGGAAGTGGCCGCCGCACCGGGCAACCAGGATCCGATCATGGCGAACGAGGTCGATGCCGATCTCGACACGGTCTACAGCGCCTGGAATGGCGGCGTGGATGCGGTGAACATCAAGGATGGTGCCGTCAGCCGCGCGAAGTTGAGCGCGACGGATGTGCTGCCCTCGCTGCCCCCGGTGCCGATTGCGAGCGACGCGAACAAGACGGTCGTGGTGAATGCCACCGGGAACGGGCTGATCTTGGGGACCGGCGGCACGTTCGCCGGGGCGACGCCGCCCGCGACGCCGCAGGTCGGCCAACTCTGGTGGCGCAGCGATCCCGACGGCAATCTGTTCATCTACTACGACGACGGGAATTCCAAGCAGTTCGTCCCCGCCGTGCCGTCGTCGGTCGGCCCGTGGAGCGTGTCGGGCGCGACCATCACGCCGACCGATGCGACGAAGCGGGTCGTGATTCCTGGGCCAACGGCAAGCGGTGCGGATCAGCACTCGTTGAGTTTGGGCTCTCGGACCATGAAAACGCATCTCGGTGGCCTGCCGGGCCTAGATGGGATGTGGATGAGCTTCAACCGCTATTTCGACGGGGCGGCGTGGCAACGCGATGATCCGACGAAGGATGCATGGACGTTCAACCTTCCCTCTGGTGGAGAGATGTCGTTCACGAACATCTCGGCGGCGGGTGCAGTGAATGGGTTTCTTGGCTTCAATTATGATGGGGCACTCCGCATCGTGAAGGCTGGCACGAACCTGCTCACGCTCGACAACATAGGGGCTCTCTACTTACAGGGAGCGAACACGCTCGCAACCGTAGTGGGTACCTCGGGTGCGAAATCGCGGTTTTGGCACATTCAAGCGTTCGACACGATCGAACTCACGTACAATTTCGATCCCACGAGCAGCACGCGGGACGATGCGGCGAAGCCCGGTGGGCGACTCTATCTCCAAGCGGGTGCGGGAGGCCAAGCGCTCGGGTACCAGGTGCGATCGACTAGTAATGTGACGACAGCTCCGTTCCTGATGGATGGTACAACCGGGAATCTCACCATCAGTGGCAGCGTCGGCCAAAAAGCCAGCGGGACGACGTGGGCGAACCCCTCCGACCCGCGCCTGAAGAACGACATCAGCGCGTACGTGGCGGGACTAGAGGAAATCCTCGCGCTCGAACCGATCACCTACCGGCTGAAAGCGCAGCCTGACGGGCCGGTCTGCTACGGCTTCGACGCCGCCCAGGTCCGCGACGTCTTCCCCGAATGCGTGACGACGACGCGGATGAAGCTCGATCCCGCCGATGAGGAAGACACCGACGATGTGCTCGTCTTCGACATGCATCCGATCCTCGTCGCGCTGGTGAACGCGGTGAAGGAACTCGCCGGGAAGGTAGGCGCGTGATGGCCGCACTCGATTTCCCGAACAGCCCCACGGTGGGGCAGATATACAACGGCACGAACGGCGTCACCTACACCTGGGATGGCACCGTCTGGACGGTCCCGCTCGGCGGCATGGACCTGTGGGTGGTGTCAGGGGCGACGCTCACGCCGACCGATACGACGAAGATCGTCGCGATCCCGGCGACGCCGACTGCGGTGACCTTCGGGAATCGCACCATCAAGGGGCGGCTGGTGCAGAACCCCGTCGGCGACACCGACTACCTTACGTGCAACGCGACCTTGAATGCCGGGGCGACGGCATGGGTTCAGGACGACGTCAGTAAGGCGTCGTGGGGGGTGATGGCGTCCGCTGCCGCAGACCTATTCCAGGTGCAGCGAGTTGCGCCAGGGACGGTGACAGGCACGGCGCTGCTCTCGCTCGACAGCACGGGCACCCTGACGCTCCCACGTCAAGGTGGTGGAGATGCGATCACCTGCAGCGGGGCAGGGCAGAAGGGGCACATCGGCCTCACAACGTCACCATCGTTTGCCATGCGCTTGAACGCGAATCTTGCGGGCACCGCAACGGACGATGCGGTGCAACCGAGTTGGACGCTACAGCTGGATATCGGTGATTCGCTGTCAGTCTGGCGTGCTCCGCCGACGGCAGGAGCGCCCGCGTTCTCGAATCTGCTGAACCTTAGCAATGTCGGCAACCTCACGATCCTCGGGCCGACTGCAACCAAGCAAACCGGGACCACATGGGCGAATCCTTCTGACGAGCGCATGAAGCGGAACGTCGCGAACTACGACGCGGGCCTCGATGCGATCACGCAACTGCGCCCGGTCTGCTTCAAATACAATGGCGAGTTTGGCAGCATCGACAACGATATCCTTTGCTACGGCTACATCGCGCAGGAAGTCGAGCAGGTGATGCCGGAATGCGTGGGCGAGATGCAGTGGGAGCCAGCGGTCACGCAAGAAGGCGTGACGAAGCCTGCGCCCGTCACGCTGAAGACCCTTGATACCAGCAACATCCTGCTGGCGCTCGTCAACGCCGTGAAGGAACTGGCGACACGTGTCGCCGTGCTGGAGGCCGCATGACCCGTGACGAACTCACCCGCCGACTCGAACTCCTGACCGACCGGCTCATGCGGCAGCGGCTGCAACTCCAGGAAGCGCAGCGGATGGCGCGCGACACGGAGGTTGCCTGTCACCAGCTCGAGGGAGCCATCGGCACCGTGCGCGAGCTGCTGGACGGCATGGGCGAGCCGGTGGGACCGAACGGCGCAGACCCGGAGATCGCCTCTGGATGAACACGATCAAGGTCACCGGGACGGGCACCGTCGACCAGCGTGTGCGTGCGCTGGAGCAAGCCGTGAACTACGGCGAGGTGGTGCTGCCCTTCAATCTCGGTGACGGCGGCGGCGGTGCTGGCGAGCCGGGACCGCCAGGACCGGCGGGACCGACGGGACCGGCGGGGCCTGGAGTGCCAGCAGGGGGCACGGCGGGGCAGGTGCTCGAGAAGCAGACGGGCACCGACTACGACACGGTGTGGGCCGATCCGCCCGTCACGCAGGCGACGTCAGGAACCTGGAACTGGCGGGTCGCAGACGGCACCACCGACCCCGGTGTCCGCAACCTCTCGCCCGACGTGTCGGCGGCACCGACGATGCTGCGCTTCTCGACCACCACGGTATCCGGCAGTGACGCACATAATCTCCTCGTCACGACCGCACCCGGCGATGTGCTCTTGATGCAGACGCGCACGGACGCGTCGAAGTGGGCGAAGGTTCAGGTGCGCGCCCCGGTGATCGATCACGGGACATGGTTCGAGGTTCCCGTGACCGGCATTTCCCAAGGTGCCGGGGGAGCACCTGAGAACAACCAGGATGTCATCGTCTCCTTCCAACGCGGCGGGACCGCTGCGGCGCTCGCGTACCGCCATGTGCAGGCGACGGCGGCGACGACATGGGCGATCACGCACAACCTGTCCTTCCGGCCGAATGTGACGGCAGTGGATTCGACCGGGCGGGCGATCTGGCCCGGAGCCTTGGACTACCTGAGTGACACCACCGTGCAGCTCACGTTCTCGGCGGCGGTCGGCGGCGAAGCGTACCTGACCTAGGGGGGATGTGATGCCGACCATCTACGGTGCCGTCGATCTCGTCAAGAACGAGCTCCGCAATGCGGTGATGCAGAACCTCGGTTCCGCGCCCGCCTCGCCCGTGAAGGGGTTGATGTACTTCAACTCCACCGACAACACCTTCTACTGGTACGACGGCACGCAGTGGGTCGCGGCGAAGTCCGGCGCGGGGCTGACCCCCGCCAGCACCGTCACGACGCAGGCGATTGGCGACGCCCCCGTCGTCGGCGTCGGCACCGCCTACGCGCGCGACGACCACAAGCACGGCATGCCCGCCTTCGGCACGGTCACGGCCGAGACGACCTTTGGCGCGTCCTCGGGCAACGGGGCGTCGGTCAACATCGCCCGCTCCGATCACACGCACGGCAATCCGACGCATGATGCAGCGGCGCATTCCACGATCCCCCTCTCCGCGCTGGCGTTACCCACCGCAAACGTCAACTTGGGTGGCTTTCGAATCACCAACGTTGCGTCGCCACTGAGCAACTCGGATGCAGTTCCGAGAATGTACGTCGATAACGCGATCAATGGGCTCTCGTGGAAGGATACTTGTCGGCTCGCATCGACGGCAAACGTGGCGCTCACTGGCCTGACTGCGATCGACGGCGTGACGCCCATCGCAAACGACCGCATTCTGCTCAAGAACCAAACGACCGGCTCGCAGAATGGTATCTGGGTCGCGGCATCGGGCGCGTGGGCGCGCGCCACGGATGCGGCGACGTCGACCGATATCCTGCAAGCGGCGGTCTTCATCTCTGAAGGCACGACGCAAGCTGATACCGCGTGGGTCATGACCACGAATGCGCCGATCACCATCGACACGACGGCGCTGACGTGGGTGCAGTTTGGCGCGCCCGCGAGCTATATCGGCGGCGCCGGTTTGACGTTGACGGGCACGACGTTCGACGTCGGCGCCGGGACGGGGATTACCGTCGCGGCGGATTCCGTCGCGGTCGATACGACGGTCATTGCAACCCAAGCCTACGTCAACACGGCGGTTACCGGGGTCACGAAGAAATTTGCGGCGGCGTTGACGGGCACGGCAAGCCCGGAAACCGTGACGCACAACCTGAACACGCGCGACGTGCATGTGCAGGTGCTGAACGGCGCGACGCCCTACACCGCCGTCGAGGTCGACTGGGATGCGACCACCGTCAACGCCGTCACGATCCGCTACAATCCCAATCTCGGGGCGGGCTACCGCGCCGTGGTGGTCGGCTGATGCGTGCGTACGGCATCACCAACGCCGCGCCCTACGCGAGTGCCCCGGCTGTCGGGGTCGCTGGCGACACCTACTGGAACACGACGACGAAGATGCTCTACGTGTCCGATGGCACGTCGTGGATCGCCACGGGACCAGTGGCCGCGACGGGGGTCACACCGGGCACGTACGGGAGCACGACCCGGATTGCGCGCATCACGATCAACGCGGAGGGGCGGATCACGGCAGTAACGGAAGTGAAGCCGACCGCGTTCTGGGGATGAGCCGTGGCGTCGATCTCCACGACAACGCCCACGGTCGTCGGCGGGTTCTCGATCCCGTGGGACCAGCTCCGGAAGCTGCTGCCCGACGAGCGGTGGGCCGTTTACGGCGCGGGCTACGTGGTGCTCGGCGGGCCCGCCGTCGCGGCCACCATCACGTACCAGAAGGACGACGGCACGCTGATCACGTTGGGGACGAAGACATTTTCGAGTAGTGGGAAGGTGGAGATGGGACCGTATCCGCTGCGTGGCCAGTTCGCGGACGCGGCAGGGGTGCCGCAGGAGAACATCATCACCGTCGCCTTGCAGGGCGCGCTCGTCTCGACCGGGACGGCGGCATCGATGACCCGCTGGACGCTCTGGCTCCGGATGTCCCCGCGCAACGCATGATCAACATCTACGAGATCGAGACGCCCGCGCAGTTCAACCTCCTCGCGGACGAGCTCCGCGCGACCATCCCCTCGATGGCGAAGGAGTTCGAGCTGGACAAGACGATCGAGGAGGCGTGGGTCGATCTCACGAAGTATCTCGCGCAGCGTCCCCACGCCGGGATCTGGGTGGCGCTCGATGACGGGGCGCTCACGGCGTGGTCGGCTGCGAAGGTGTACGTCGACCTCCCGAACACCATCACCGCTGCTGTGACCTGGGCCTGGGCGCGGGCGGGTGCTGGTGAGGCCCCGACGATGCTGAGTGACGTCATGTGCGTGTGGGCGCGGCGGCACGCCGCGACCGCGCTGTACGCTGCCCGACGGACTCGGCTGGACGCCTACGCCCGCTGGGTCGAGCGGCATGGATACGTTTTCGATAGAGTGATATTCGTCCGCAGGCTGACGCAGGACGCCGCTGCCCCGGCGCTCGAGGAGGATGCTCATGGCATTCGGGGGCAAGGGGTCCAGCTACCAGTGGGAGAAGGGGCTGTCGTCGCGGCACGCCCCAGCGCGTCTCCAGATGCCGTACGACCAGCTTGTCCGAGGGCTGATCGGCCAGATGGCGGAACCCCCGGAGACGGCCATCTCGACGCCGCTCCAGCAGGCGATC